ATTCAGGTCAACATTATTTTTCAAAAAAGTTTGGATACATTTTTCGATACGCTGCTTCTTGAGGGTCAACTGCTACCTGACCTGCTCCACGTCCTTTACCTACGAATGAATCGGAAGCCATTAAGTTCCCGATTTTTAAGAGAAACTTAGCCAACGGTAAACTGTTTCCGGCAGGACCTTTGAGGAATTCCCTAAACTCTTCACCGCCAATTTTTTCTACGGCTAGGTCAATCTTGGCCAAGGAATCGTCCAGCTTTTCACCTTTAAAGTCTGGGTCGCTCAAAAGTTTTTGCTTTTCCGCCTCGAAAACTTCCTTAGCTTTCGCCATGGTAGCATCCTGTCCTTTCTGATAAACCTTCTCTCTATCACTCAAAAGCTTCTGCGCTTCCTCTTGTGTGAGATTATATTTCTCTGCATAGGCGGCAACCTCATTTAAGTCTTCCTCTGTAAGAGGAGAACCATCGAGGATCTCGAGTTCGTATTCTTCATCGGCAGTTCCCTCTGCAACCTTTTCAGGTTCAGTTTCTTCTGCCGGTTTTTCTTCAGTTGATTTTTCCTCAGAGGACGCAGGTGTTTGACTCTCTTCTTCCTCGAGGGGTTTGTCTTCCACTTCAGGAATGACAACTTTCTCTTTCATCTCTTGAGAAGCTTTACCCTGAGCAAGTGAAAGAGGTGTCCCTTCCGCAGCCTTAGATGAAGATGTCACCTCTTCTGTCGATGGTGTCGAAGTCGTCGTTTCCGTTGTCGTCGTCTCGCTCTGATTGTTCTGCTCTTGTAATTGCATCTATCTCCTCCCTATCCCTCAGCTTAGCCTCCCTCATCATTGTGAAGACTTGTTCATCATCAGCATCAGTCAAAATAGATAGCAAGTAAAGTCCTACCTGTTTCTTCCCTAGCTGCTTAAAAATATCAGTATTGCTTCCTTCTACATCGCGGTAAATACCGCAATAGCAAAGAAGTCTCCAAAGAAAACGTCGTCCGTTCTCAGTGTGCATCACTGTTAAAATGTCAGTGACGTCCATGCGAAGGCGTTCCTCCATCAACTGCTTGCTCTTCTCCTCAACTGCGCTCATTACATTGCCTCACTCATCTGTTGCATTTTTGCCAGCATATTACCTTCTGGAGTCTCCGCTTGTGAGAGATTTCTTGCGGTCTCTGAAGCGGTTCTCATCTGCTCAACCTGAGCTTGCTCTGCTTGCTGCTGAGCAATTCCATCTTGTATCTCAGCGAATTCCTCTTCGTCGTGGATATCGTCAGGACTCATCCCTAGGTTGTCTGCATAGTTTCTCACAATCACATCAGCTTTAGCAATCTGTGCTAGTGCTTGGTTGCCTGTGACTTTCACCATTCCATCTAGGAAAACCATGAACTTGTCAGTCGATGAAAGCATTGAGGCCTTCTGCGCCTGTGCAAGGATGGAAATATATTCCGGTCTGATCTCCTCACCTTCTAATTCTTCTGGGAACTCAGGGAGTCGACCCATCTTATTCAGAAGATGAAGACCGTTAAAAATCACTCTACTGTTTTGATCTTGGTCAAGTTGTCCAAGTGCCGGACCAATGGCCCCTAACTTTTCAGAAGCTCTCTCCTCAATCTCTCTAGCTGTTACGTGAGATATCTTCTGATCGCCCGCCATCATCAAGAACAAGTCTTCATAGAAAGCGGATCTAATCGCCTGCTCGTATTGCTCCTGAGACGAAACCAACTCGGAGAGTTTCGGGTCAATCTCAAAAGCCGCACGATACTTAGTCCCTTCAGTCGCCTCATCAACGTAGGTGATCCCACCCGCGAGGATAGAGGACTGATGGCGGCGAAGACTTGCAGGTCCGACCATCGGCGGTTTAACCAATTTGGCAATCGCTTCAAGTCTATATTTTTCTGTTTCTTGTAAACTCTGAATATCAGGCAGAGCAATCGCGCCCGGCCCATCAACACCCCAATCACTCTCCGGTGCCAACTCCCAACGATTCGCAATCACTGGAAAATAGTCATATCCTTTGACCGACAAAAAGCTCTGACCAACAGCAGGCACACCACTGTATCTCGTACCCCCACCATACTGAGGCGCTATCGACGAGCCGTAGCCCTTAACATAGGTGTAAGACTGATATGGCATGAATTCTGCAGAGAAGAGAGAAGCTGGGACGGGGTCCTTATTAGGTAAGATAACATTCGCTAGGATGACTTCCTCAAGATATCTACCTTGCTCATAGCAAGTCTTAATAAATGGATCGAAGTTATCCCACATAATACGCCCACCAGCATCGACTGACCCATACTGCTCAACCACTTGGCGAATAGTAAGAGTGAATTCCCGCGTGAACATATTGACCATACCTTCTGAATCTGTGGAGATAGCATACGTTCCAACAGTCAAAGGCATGAAGTAAAACCCATACCTAGGATGCGGCAGCATCGCAAAGGCGGAGTTAGAAAATATACCAATGTCTTTGTACGACATTGGCAGCACCCTGTAAAAATTTGATATTTGTAGGTGTTCATTCAGAATCGCTTCCGTCTGAGCAAACACTCTTTTTACTCGGGTGTTTTTCAGGGAAGGATTTGTCAAGGTAAGTTTGAACCAAGGTCTTGCACGCGAAGTCGCCCCGTTCATCATACCAGATATAAAAGTTCTAAGTGATCGAGTGGCAATGTTTCTAAGGATCCGGTCGTTGCTTTTCGCCCCACGATTCCTTTCACTATTTTCCTGTATCCGATTAGGCGAGATAAACTTCGCCGCCGTTCTCCACTCAGGTAAATAGTTATCCCGAGAACGATTCATAATCAAGCGCAGATGCTCTACATCACCAAATGATTGAATATTCTCAGGCTTTATCAACATTTTATAATCCTTCGATCATCGTTCTTTCACGAAGACGCGCTTCAATTCTTTTCTTTTCGAGAGCAACCTGAGCCGCTTCATCTGTTCTTTGCTCCATCGCTTGTCGACGTGTTACCTTTTTTGAGGCCTTACGCTTTCGCGCAGGTTGCTCTACGTTGGCATCACCCATCGAAACCAAGGTCAAACCATCTGCAGTAGTGGTAATGTTTCCACCCGTATTTGGTTGCCTAATTCCGTCGACAATAGGGGCACGAACGACTTCACCTTCACCACCAGCGATTCTCAAATCTACTCCAGTAGTTTCCATCTGATCCGCTGCTGTAGCACTAACTTGCTTAGAAGCAAGTGACTCAGCCGCTTGAGCGACCGCTGAGGGGGTTTTAAACGCGCTCGCTGGCTTACGTTTAACTTTCTTTTTCATGGCCATTGCTGACTCCTAAAATGTTCCAGAGGTTGAAGACCCCTGCGATTGTGGTTGTAAATTTCCTAACGCTGAAGCACCCATCGACTGTTGACCTGTCGGAACACTCCCAGAAAAACTAGGGGTCATACCTGTAGGTCTTTGCTGTGCTGCACCTAAAGCGAGGTTAGTCTTTTGGAGATTGACTGCTGTCTCTTGCATCGCCGCTCTACCTGTCGCCGCCTGCTGCTCACGCTGCAAACGTCGCTGCTCCTTTTTCTGCTTGCTAGAAGATATCATTCCCATGATAGCGCTCCCACCAATCAAAATAGCCGCTGTAACAGGGTCCATTATTCGTTCCTCCAGATAGTCCAGTTCAAATCATAACGCTTTACTAATCCCTACGCAAGGTGGTTCCCACTATTATTTTGACTATATGAGTCAGATAGATGTCTACCGTTTGGGGGTTGGTACGGAGCGTAGGGGTCATCGTTATTATCCTGCGGATAATACTTATCCGACTGAGCTTCTACGTCGGCGAAGGTTTGAGCTAAGGCATCAGCGCGGTCGGGTGATCGACCTATTCGAATCTTGATTTGGTCTTTCTCTTCGAGTCGGAGCACTCCGCCGTGGAAATAAACCTTGGCCCCGCAGAGTTCTTCCATTAGGTACGGGTCGTTAGGTAGACAACCGCCATTCCTGATATAGTCCCTCATCCTCACCCACATCTCAGTACGCTTGTTAAAGTAAATTTTGTTCTGCTGAGCACGTGCGTTATAAACCACAGGGCTGACATCGATCATGGAGTTGGCACGTCTCAATGCGTCGAGTGCAGATGACCCATAACCACCAGTGTTGTCGATGAATACTCGCTCGACTCCGTTGTCTCGGATAGATAATTGGATAAGTCCTGCAAGTTCAGGGCCGTCTAATGACGATGGTGCGAGTTCAATAGGGTAAACCTTAAGCCCACGGCGGCGTACTAGGGCAGTATTGTCGATACCACCACGTGCAACGTCCACTCCAAGGCGGTGCTGAGAGGTTCTAACTTCCTTATCAGGCAGTGTTCGGTTCATTGCTTGGTGTACTTCCTCTTCTGAGAGGAGGGTGTCTACCGCCGTTTTAGGGTATTGAGCGAGGACGTTCACCATAACCCAAGGGTTATCCCGCCCAAACTGGTCAATGAGTTCCTGCGCCCAAGTCTTCGATACACGTGGCGCTCTTTTAGGGTCGTCGGGATCTCCGGAGATTTTATAGATCCCCCACTTCTGAATTGATTTCCCCATCGCTGCTCGGTAGAGCGTACCTGATGGAACTTCGGGGTTAGCTGCCGTTAAAATCTTGGCCTTCTTAGTTGGGGAGTCACCAGTTGAAAGGGCAGCATCGGCAGTGGCGTAGATGGCGTCGGGAATAGTACCCCCTTCATCGATGGCGAACATGACGTTGTCGGCGTGGAGTCCGGCAAGTGCAGAAGCTTGCTCTCTTGCATCCGCTGTTTTTGAATACGACCGAGCATCAATGAAGGAGTACCCTTCGTGGCCTACGAGGGTGATACGTTGAGCGCCGTCTTTACTTGCCCGTTTAGCGAATTCAGATTTTGATCTGAGCATGAGAAGTTCGGCCCAGAGGTTGGCCTTAAGGTTACTCTCCGTCACCGATAGACAACCAATCTTAGGCGTCCTATTGGTCAAAAAGAAATGCCAAGTTAATGCTGCAATCAAACCAGTGTTGTGGGTGACGATAAAGTCTTTAGTCAGATAACAATGATTCGGGCAAGCAACCGAAATGCACATCGCCTCTTTCGCTTCAACTTTCTCAATCGACACTACTGTTCTACATAAATACCTAAGTTGCGTAGGAGCATGCCAATAAACTGCTTTTCGTTTTAGTTGAAAAGGATTGAAGTTTAAGGTCACTCGCACACGATAACAAAGACGATGCTCAACCCCATTCAGATAAGCGCGCTTAGTTTTAATTGTCGACTTACCTCCAAGGCTTCGCACTAACCAAGCTACATCGTCAGCGAGTTGTGGTGAAGTCGTCGAATATTCTATCGACCCATCTCGTTTATCAATCGTCCCATCGGTATCCATCAACCCGTAAAGTAGCTCTTTTCGCTGCTCAACCGATGCTGTCTTATACAACTCAGGAATAAAACGCTCATAGCTTTTCTTAAAGAAAGTTTCTGTCTTTGCGAAGAGTGACTTAGTTCTAGTGATGTAGATATTCGTACATCTATCAGGAGAGCTATGACGAGTGGTTGAGTACCCAAGTGAATTAATCCGCGCCTCAATTTCTTCATCTGGCGAGGTGTAGACTGATTTCGCCTTTGATCCGTCACCAATCCAAACACCTAAGAGATAGGGGTGAACTGGTAAGTCCTTAGTCGGAAATTGCGCAGGTCCTTGCTGTGGTAGTTGGAAATGCCTATACTTCTGACTTCCTTGCATGGTCACGACACCAATATCCATCATCTGCTCAGTGGAGAGCACTGTCATCTTTCCTTTCAACCTAACTTTCCAGAGGTGTTCAAGTCCTACGTCGGCGAAAGTTCCATCGTCGAAGGTCACGCGATACAAGTCGAGCTTCCCTTGTGGGTGAATCGCAGTGACTAGTGTAGGTACACCATATTCAGAGAAGACATAATCGCCTGCTTTCAAATCACCAAATCGCCTTTTTCCATCAGGAGTGTAGATTTCTGTGTCACAATCCTCCATTTTCCCAGGCCCCTTAGACGCTATCAAACCAATA